TCTAGTATCGTTGCAGATACTGCTGCAGCTCAAGATACACATGTAACTATGTTAGTAAATCTTGTAGAAGGTAGAAAGGATTGTGTTGCGTTTGCTTCACCATATCGTTCTGCTACAGTAGGAGTTACAACTTCTGCTAAACAAGCAAAAAATGTAGAAGTTGCTGCTGACTTAATACCAAGTTCATCTTACTTAGTATTAGATAGTGGTTACATGCAAATGTATGATAAGTACAATGACTTGTTTAGATTCGTGCCACTTAATGGTTCAGTCGCTGGTTTATGTGCAAACACAGACCAAGTTACTGATGCGTGGTTCTCACCTGCTGGATTTAACAGAGGTAATGTTAGAGGAGCAATCAAATTATCATTCAACCCAGACCAGGCAGACAGAGATGTCTTGTATCAATCAAGAGTTAATCCTGTAGTAAACTTCCCTGGCCAAGGCGTGGTATTATTTGGTGATAGAACTGCTCTATCTAAACCAAGTGCATTTGACAGAATCAATGTAAGAAGATTATTCTTAGTATTAGAAAAAGCAATTGCGACAGCTGCTAAGTTTCAACTCTTTGAATTCAATGATGAGTTTACAAGAGCACAATTTAGAAGTTTAATTGAACCTTTCCTAAGAGATGTTCAAGGTCGTAGGGGTATTACAGACTTCTCAGTAGTTTGTGATACAACAAATAACACAGGTGAAGTAATTGATAGAAATGAGTTTGTTGCAGACATATTTGTCAAACCTGCTCGTTCAATTAACTTTATTACACTAAACTTCATAGCTACACGAACAGGTATTTCGTTTAGCGAGGTAGGAGGTTAATCATGGCACAGATAGACGATTTTAAAGCGGAATTAAGTGGCGGTGGTTATAGAGCCAGTCAGTTTAGAGTAACAATTACACCACCTGCTGGAATTGCAATAGGATTAGATGTAAGAAATACTTCTTTTCTATGTAAAGCAACAGAGATACCTGAACTTACCATAGGTGAGATTGAACTTGCATACAGAGGTAGAAAGATTATGATTGCTGGAGATAGAGATACTACTGGTGATTGGACAACTACTTTCTACATGGATACTAATATGCAAATTATTAATGCACTACAAAGGTGGAATAATGGTATTAATGATTTTGATACAAACTTAGGTGTAAATTCACTATCTGATTATGCAACAGATTTAACTGCTGAATTATTAGATAGAGATGACACAGTATTGAAAACATATATTTTCAAGAATGCATGGCCAAAAACTATATCAGGTCTTTCACTAGATACTACAAATGTTGATGCGATTGCTGAATTCACTTGTACTTGGAAATATCAAAACTACTCATTGAGTGGTGTAAACTTCTAAAGTCTTTATTTTAACTCTTATAAATAAAAGACAATAAAGGAGATTTTATTATGGCAGAACTATTTGGTTTTAAATTTGAGCGTATCAAAGACACCAAAAGTCAAGAAAAATTTACAGTACCCCCAGCTGATGACGGCACCGTTGAGATAGCAGGGGGTGGTTTCTTTGGTCAAGTATTAGATGTTGATGGGAGAGATAAATCTGAACTTGACTTGATTCGTAGGTATCGTGAGATATCACAACAACCTGAATGTGATTCAGCAATTGAAGATATAGTGAATGAGGGTATCGTATCTAATGAGAGAGACCAAGCAGTATCTATCGTTCTTGATAGATTAAAATATCCAAAAAGTATCAAAGATAAAATTCGTAATGAATTTGACCATGTACTATCACTTTTAGATTTTGATGTTAAAGGACATGATATTTTTAGAAGATGGTATGTTGATGGTAGAATATTTTATCACAAAGTAATTGACAAAAAAAATCCTAAAAAAGGTATCGTTGAAGTAAGATACATAGACCCTAGAAAAATTAGAAAAGTAAGACAGGTTAATAAAAACACAAAACCTGGTTCATCAATAGATTTAGTAAAAAGTGTAGAAGATTATTTTATCTACAATGAAAAAGGATTACAACAAGGTCAAATGAATGAAGGTATAAAGATAGCAGATGATTCTATCACATATGTACCTTCTGGTTTGATTGATATGAACAGAGGTCATGTTCTAGGATATTTACATAAAGCAATTAAACCTGTAAATCAATTAAGAATGATTGAGGATGCTGTAGTTATTTACAGATTATCTAGAGCACCAGAAAGAAGAATATTTTATATTGATGTAGGTAATCTACCTAAAATAAAAGCAGAACAATATCTAAAAGATGTTATGAATCGTTATCGTAACAAATTAGTTTATGATGCCTCAACAGGTGAGATTCGTGATGATAGAAATCATATGTCAATGTTAGAAGACTTCTGGTTACCTCGTAGAGAAGGTGGTCGTGGAACAGAGATTACTACATTACAAGGTGGACAAAACTTAGGTGAGATTGAAGACATAGAATATTTTAGAAATAAATTATATCGTTCTTTAAATGTACCTATTTCTAGAATGGAAGCTGAAAACAATTTTAGTTTAGGTCGTTCCACAGAGATTACAAGAGATGAATTAAAATTTACTAAATTTGTACAAAGATTAAGAAAGAAATTTACACCACTCTTTACTGATATGTTAAAAGCACAGTTAATACTAAAAGGTATTATCACAGTAGAGGATTGGGATAGAATGAAAGAACATATTCAGTATAACTTCCTACAAGACGGACACTTTGCTGAATTGAAGAAAGCAGAACTATTGAATGATAGAATTAACGCATTACAATCTATTGAGCAATACATTGGAACATTCTATAGTAAAGGATGGGTACAAAGAAATGTACTAAATATGACAGATGCAGAGATAGATGAAATGCAGAAAGACATCAACAAAGAAGCTGGAATGGATACAGATGATGGTGGAATTGATATGCCAGATAATACAGATGGTATTACAAGATACCCACAAGATGGTACAGGTGGATTCATATCACCAGATGACCTAGAAGGCAAAAATGATGGTGTAAATAATAAAGGAGATGAAGATGGCGGAAACTAAAGACATAATAGATGCTTTATCCGATGGTGATAATCTAGGTGCTGAAGAAGCATTTAAAGATACAATCAATACAAAAGTGGGTGATGCATTAGAAACTAAAAGAAAAGAAGTTGCAAACTCATTTGTAAAAACACAAGTAAATCAAGAGGAAGATGCAGGAGATGGCGAAGTTTAGAGACTGGTATATTCCATTTTTTGAAAAGGATGAACATAAAAAGTCTAGAGAATATAAGAAACTCAGTCCTAAAATGAGAACTGCAGTAGATGATATTTTTAAAGTTATGGATGCCAAGCCATCAGATTTCCTAAATACTTTTGAAAAAACTATAAAACAGGTATCTAAAAAACATAGGGTTAGAGAAAAAGACCTAATGCAATACTTTGAAAAAGAAGTATTGTCTATTTAACAGGATAAAAATATATGGCAGTTGCAACAAGAACATTAAAAGATACAGTAGTCAATGCATCAGGTGCTGGTGGAACAGTCACAGTATTAGTTAATTGGGATGATGAAAATTCATCTAATAACAATGTACTAGATGCCAGTGGTCTTGATGGTCATGCGAATGGAGCAAAACTACACATTAAAAAATTATGGTGGCAAGTAAATGGTGGTGTTGCAGATGATGATAAGAACTGGTTCTTTTTAGAATTTAAAGGTGCTTCATCTGATACATTAGCAATTAATTTAGCAGGGGCAGGTCATTATGATGGAACTGCTGGATTAATTAAAAACAATGCAACTAATACGACAGCAACTGCTGGTGATATTGAAGCAAGTTTCAGAAACTGTTCTGGGTCTTTAATAATGGAATTAGTCAAAGACGAGAACTTCACAAGTTAAGAACTATGAATAAAGTAAAATTAATATCTGAATGTATGGAACAAGATGTAGAATACATCACAGAAGAAAAAGAAAACGGCAAGAAAGATTACAAAATTAAAGGTATCTTTATGCAGGCTGAAATTAAAAATAAAAATGGTCGTGTATATCCACAAGAAATACTTCAAAAAGAAGTTGCAAGATACAACAAAGAATTCATTAATGAGAACAGAGCGTATGGTGAGTTAGGACACCCAGAGGGTCCTACAATTAACCTAGAAAGAGCTTCTCACATGATTACTGCATTATATCCAGATGGTAAAAACTTTATAGGTGAAGCAAAGATATTGGCTACACCTATGGGTGAGATTGTAAAAACCCTTATGGATGAAGGTGCTAAACTCGGTGTTTCTTCAAGAGGAATGGGTAGTTTAGAACAAAAGAAAGATGGTGCTAGTTATGTGAGAGATGATTTTTATCTCGCTACTGCCGCTGATATCGTATCCGACCCATCTGCTCCAAGTGCTTTCGTAGAAGGTATTATGGAAGGAAAGGAATGGGTATGGAATCATGGGGCGTTAATGGAAGCTGAGTTAGTTGAAATGAAAGAAAGAATTAATCAAAGAGCTCGGAAGAAAAAAACATTAGAGGAATCTTTGGAGTTCGCAAAGTTCTTGAAAATGTTATAATGTATAAATAAATGTTAATATAACAATAGATTCAATTAGGAGATATTCCGATGGCAAATGAAATAGAGAAAACTATTGAAGAATTAGAGGCAGAAGTGCTTAGTGAGTTAGAAGAACAAGCGGCGGATGCTCCTAAGAAAGGTGCTGCTCCAGCAGAACCTGCGTTAAAAGCTTCTGATGCTTCAAAAGACACACCAATGGGAGATGTTCAAGATATGGGACCTGCCGTAACATCACCTACAGATAAATCTGGGCCAGGTACAGAAGCTGGTAAAAAAGCAGCAGAAGCGAAAGGTGATGCTGCTCAGAAAAAAGAAGTCGCACCTGAAAAGGGAGATTACAAACCAAATGACGGCGAGAAGAAAGTTGCAAAATCTCTTGCTGCTGGTGATGAAGTAGAAATGTCTGATGACCAAGAAACCATTTCTGAAAAAGAAGAAACTAAAGAAACATACGAAGAAATGGGTAAAATGGACATGATTAAAGCTATGAAAGATATGGCTAAGAAAATGGAAGACATGGACATGCAAATGGTCAAGGCCACTTACGATAAAATGAAAGAAATGAGTGGTAAAGGCGACCCAAGAGGGGATATGACAAAAGAGGATAAAGAAAAAGAAGCATTAAAGAAAGAAGCAGTTGAACAAAGAATTAAAGAGATTGATGTTCAAGAACATGTTGACGCTTTAATGAGTGGTGAAAGTGATTTATCAGAAGAATTTATGAAAAAAGCTGCAACAGTTTTTGAATCAGCAGTTAAATCTAAAGTTCGTGATGAAGTTACTAGACTACAAGAGAACTACGAAAACGAAATAGAGGAAGGTATTAAGTCTAACAAAGCTGAACTAACAGAAAAAGTAGACACATACATGAACTATGTCGTTGAAGAATGGATGAAGGAAAATGAACTTGCAATTGAAAGAGGTCTAAAAGGAGAAATCGCTGAAGACTTTATTGCTGGTTTAAAACAACTGTTTGAAGACCATTATGTTGACATCCCTGATGAAAAATATGATGTGTTACAAGCACAATCCGACAAAATCGCTGAGTTAGAAGAAAAAGTTAATAAGACTTTAGAAGAATCAATTAACTTCAAAAAGTCAAATGACGAACTAACTCGTGAGAAAGTTATTTCAGAATCTACTTCTGATTTAGCTGATACAGAAATTGAGAAGTTTAAAGAACTTACAGAAGATGTTGACTTTGGTAACGAAGAAGATTTCAGAAGTAAACTTGAAACTTTAAAAGAAAGTTATTTCCCTAAAGTTAAAAAGGAAACAACCGAAAATATAGATAATGTAGAAACTGGCCCTGCACAGGACATTGACTTAACAGATTCAATGGCTGCTTACAGCAAAGCGATTGGAACTGCTGTCAAGGGTGCAACTAAGTAAATATATAAATAGTAGAAATTAAAGGAGAAAACTAAAATGTTTCAAACAGAAAATCTACAAGAGAAGTGGTCGCCAGTCCTTGCACATCCTGATTTACCAAAAATTGATGATGCATATAAAAGGGCAGTAACTACTGTAATTCTTGAAAACCAAGAAAAAGCAATTAAAGAAGATAGAAGTTTCTTACAGGAAGCAGCTCCAACAAACAGCACAGGTGCTGATGTTGAGAACTGGGACCCAATTCTAATATCTTTAGTAAGACGCTCAATGCCTAACTTAATCGCATATGATATATGTGGTGTACAACCAATGACAGGTCCTACAGGACTTATCTTTGCAATGAGAGCTAGATTCGCATCTATGGATGGTGATGAAGCACTCGGTGATGAAGCAGATTCTGGATTCAGTAATGATGACGCTGCTGGAGATTTAACATCATCTGCAATGACAGGCTCTAACCCTGCTACACTTAACGATTCACCATCTGCTGGTCAATACCTATCACCAACAGGTATGACTACTGCACAAGGTGAAGCTCTAGGTGATACAACATCTAATGCTTTCGCTGAAATGGCATTCAGTATAGAAAAAACAACAGTAACCGCTGTTACTCGTGCTTTAAAAGCTGAGTACACAATGGAACTTGCACAAGACCTTAAAGCAATTCATGGTTTAGATGCAGAAACAGAACTTGCTAATATATTATCA